CTCCCGCTGGACCGGCGTGCCGCCGCATTTGTTAATGCAGACCGACAAGCAGACGTCATGGGGCACGGGTGTCGACGAGCAGAACCGCGGCTTGTCGAAGTTCGTGCTCGGTCACTGGGCGCAGCGCTTCGAGCAGCGCGCCTCGCGGCTGCTAGCCCGCCCTCGCTGGGCGGAATTCGACTTCGCTGGCCTCGAGCGGCCCAACTACGCCGTTGAGTCGCAGATCGACCTGGCCGAGGTTGCGGCCGGCGTGATGACCGTGGAGGAGTACCGCGCCAAGCGCGGGCGCCCGCCCCTGGCTGCTCCGAGTGGAGGCGGCAATGATCCAGCAGCCCAGTAACCTCGCCGCGCTACGTGCCGCATGGCGTGCCGCAGAGGGCGTCACCGCGGTGACGGCCCCGTGCTTCCGGCTGGTCAACGCGGCCACGCCGAAGCTGTACGTGTCCGGCATGATCGGCGGGTTCGACATGGACGCGACGGATTTCGTCAAGGCCGTGCACGCGCTCGACGCCAAGCAGATCGACGTGCACATCAACAGTCCCGGCGGGTTCGTGTGGGACACGCTCTCGATGTATGAGGCGCTGAAGAGCCACCCCGCGACGGTCAACGGATACGTCGATGGTCTGGCCGCGTCCGCAGCGTCGTTCCTGCTTCAGGCCGCGGACAACCGGGTGATGGCGACCGGATCGCGGGCGATGATCCACGACGCCCAGTTGGTCGCCATCGGCTCTCCGGCAGATGTGCGGGAAGCGGCCGACGTCGGTGACGCCGTGTCCAACGACATCGCCTCCATCTACGCCGAACGAGCCGGCGGGAAGCCTGCGGCCTGGCGTACAGCCATGAGCGCCACCACGTGGTACTCAGCCACCGAGGCAGTAGACGCCAACCTGGCTGACCGGGTGGCCACCAAGACTTCCGGCCCGGACAACCGGTCCCGGCTGATCACGGCGCGAGTTCGCGCCCTGGCTACCCAGGGAGGGTAGATGCGCACCATCGAGGAGATCACCTCAGCGATGACCGCGCTTGTCGACGGGGCCGCGGACCGCAGCCTCACCGACGACGAGGTCACCGCGTATGAGGGCATGGAGACCGAACTCCAGAATGCCCAGCGCGACAACGGCATCCGTACCCGCAACGCGGCGTACAACGTCGTGCGCACCCCGGCCGGCGTGCCGTCGCGCGTTCCCGCGCAGGACGGCCGCACCGACCTGGACCGGGCTTTCGAGAACTACCTGCGTACCGGCCAGCCGAACGCGGACATCTCGCAGCTTCAGGTGACCAACGCGCAGGGCTCCACCACCACGGCCGGTGGCTACACGATCCCGTCCGGGTTCCGCCAGAAGCTGGTCGAGGTCCGCAAGTCCTTCGGCGGGTTCGCCAACGAGGTGGACACGCTGAACGACACCACCGGCGGGCCGCTGGAGTACCCGTCCGTTGACGACACGGCCAACAGCGGTGGCATCACCGCGGAGTCCGCGGCCGTCACCTCCGGTGCCGACCTCGTGTTCGGCACGGTCTCCCTGGGCGCGTACAAGTACACCAGCGCGGGCGCGGGCTCGAACCTGCCGCTTCGCGTTCCGGTGGAGCTGCTTCAGGACTCCGCTTTCGACGTCGAGTCCCTGGTGGCCCGCAAGCTGGGCGAGCGGATCGCCCGCGCGCAGGCCCCGCACTGGGTGACCGGCACCGGCTCCGGCCAGCCCAAGGGCATCCTCGCGTCCAGCCTCACCCAGGACAATGACCTCGATGTGGCCGACACGATCGACTACGACGACATCATGGACACGTACGACCTGCTTGACGCGGCGTACGAGCCCAATGCCAAGTGGCTGATGAAGAAGAACACGTGGTCGCAGATCCGCGGCATCGTCGACCTGAACGGACGCCCGCTCGTGCAGGACGCCCTGAGCGGCATCGGCGGCACGCCCACCAAGCAGCTTCTCGGCTTCCCGGTGGTCATCGATGAGGCCACCCCGACGCTCTCTTCGGCTGGCATCACGTTCCCGATCGCGTTCGGTGACTTCCGCGAGGCGTACGTCCTGCGTCGCGTGTCCAACCTCGTGGTCGTGGTGAACCCGTACACCCGCGCGTCCAACGGCGAGGTCGAGTTCACCGCATGGGAGCGCGCGGACGGCACGATCCAGAACCGCGGCGCCTACGTCATCGTCCGCAACAACACCTGATCGGGAGCGAAGATGAGCCTCACCCGATGGGACATGGGCAACATCACGCTGGTGGCGTCGTCGAAGCAGACGATCGCCTCGGCCACCACCACCTCGTTCGACTTCGGCACGCCGGACGACATCAACACGGCCAACCTGGCCGGCTACAGCCCCGGCGACCGGTTGCTGGTGGTGCTCACCGCGAGCACCGCTGGCAGCACGTCGAACCTGACGTGGGTCATCCAGGATGCCGACGACTCGTCCGGGTCGATCGGCACTCCGGCCACCGCCGTCACCAGCGTGGTGAACGGTGCCCTGGCCGCGACCACCGGCGACGACTACTCGGCTTTTGCCGTGAAGATCCAGCCGGGCCGGCCGTGGATCCGCGTCCGGGCGACCGACTCCGGCACGGACTCGTTCGTCTGCCACTGCACGGTGTGGGCCGTGCCCAACAACGCGTAGGAGGCCCGATGCGCACGCGTGAGATGCGGGCGAGTCTGCAAGGTCATGCCGATCTGGTGCGCCGGATCGAGGACCTCGAGCATCGCGTAGCCGAGCTGGAGCAGGCAAAGACGCCTCTCCGCAAGGCCGCGCCGGCCAAGAGCGAGAAGTAGGAAGGAGGGACGGTCGTGACCTGGGCACCGGACTACTGCACGTCGGCAGATCTGAAGGACTACATCGGCATCGCCGACAATGCCGATGACGCGTTCATCGCGCTGTGGGTCACGACCGTCTCCCGCAACGTGGACGACTTCTGCGGCCGGCAGTTCGGTCAGGTCGCCTCGGCCGAGGACCGCTTCTATCCGACGGTCTACGACCGACACGAGGGTGCCTGGTTTGCCGAGATCGACGACCTCCAGGACACCACCGGTCTGACCTTCGCCGACGAGAACGGCACTGCCGTGGCCGTCCAGACCACCACGGTTGACGGGTATCGGCTCCTGCCTCGCAACGCTTCAGCCAAGGGCAAGCCGTACGAGCGGGTCAAGCTGAAGGGCTGGTCCGGCGGTGAGTTGACAATGCACGGCCTACCGGGATGGATGGCGGTTCCGTCAGCCGTCAAGGTCGGGATCTTCCTTCAGGGCAAGCGTCTCGCGAAGCGCCGGGACTCGCCGTTCGGTATCTCCGGCTCGCCACAGGAGCAGGGGGAGATCCGGCTTCTCGCGCAGCTCGACCCTGACTTCCGTACCAGCCTGAAGCCGCTCGTGCGGAACTGGTGGGCGGCGTGAAGCCGGGGGATGTCATGGCCGAGGCCGCGCGGGCGATCCTTCAGGTCGACGGCGTACGCCGGTCCTGGGGGTACCCGCCGGACGACATCAGCGTTGCCCCGTCCGGGTACGTGTCGTATCCGCAGGAAGGCCAGTACAACCAGGCGTATCAGCACGGCGAGAGCGGGATGACCGACCTGGCGATCGTCCTGATCGCCGGTCCGCCCGGGGAGCGCAGGACGCACGACCTGCTGGTGGGGTGGGTGGCCGACTCCGGCGCGCAGTCGATCGTCCAGCAGCTCGAGGCGTGGTCGTGGGAGTCCTGCGACGACCTCACAGTCAACACGTGGGAGATCATCCCCGAAGTCGTGGCCGGGGTTACCTACCTCGCGGCCCTTTTCAAAGCAACCGTTGTAGGGCCCGGGGAGGGCTGATGACCACCACACTTAGCACGATTGTCACGGCGCAGATCGAGACGACCTTCAGGAACCTGCTCGATCTGTCGACGCCCGTGGACACCCTGCTGAAGAAGACCAAGATCGAGCTGTCCAACGGCACAAGCGCCAACTCGGCCGATCTGTGCTTCCACGATCAGCGCACCCTGACCGCCTCCGGCACGGAGGACCTCGACCTGGCCGGCTCCCTGGCCGGCCCGTTCGGCGCCTCCCAGGTGTTCGTCGAGCTGCGCGCGATTCTGATCTTCGCGGCGTCCGCGAACACCAACAACGTGCAGGTGACTCGGCCGGCCAGCAACGGCGTGCCGCTCTTCCTGGCCGCATCCGACGGCATCGCCATCCCGCCCGGTGGCGTGTTCCTGTGGTCCTGCCCGGCGGACGGCAAGGTGACCGTCACCGCGAGCACGGGTGACCTGATCACCATCACCAACTCCGCCGGTTCCACGAGCGTCACCTACGACGTCGTGATCATCGGCACGAGTGCCTGAGGGAGGCTGACATGGCGCGCAAGCACTCCAAGTTGACCGTGATCCTGATCGACAGCAACAACGTCTCGGCGTACTGCACCGACTCGACCTGTGAGTTGTCCGCGGGCACCGAGGACAACACGACGTACGGCAAGAACGCCATCGTCAAGGATCCGACGCTGCTCACCGGCGCGTTCTCCTGCTCCGGCAAGTACGACAGCGACTCGACCGGTCCCCGCAAGGTCCTGAAGCCGCTCGTCGGCACCAAGGTCAACGTGAAGTACCGGTCGGAGGGCACCGGGTCCAGCCTGCCGCAGGACTCGTTCGACGCGGTCATCGTCAAGTACACCGAAACCGCGCCGGTGGCCGGCTACCGCACGTGGGCGCTCGAAACCGAGCCGTCCGACGACTGGGACTCGACCAACCAGACCTGAGGAGGCTGAGCATGGACAAGAGCGCACTGCTGGCCGATCGGGTCAGCGACAAGATCGCCGAGGTGGAGATCGAGGGCGTCGGCACCGTCACGGTCCGCGCCCTGTCGCGGTTCGAGATGATCCAGGGCGGCAAGCTGGCTGACGACC